ATGTTCCAGAGCCGCCACCCTTCTGGCTCGAAGTACAACAGCGAGGCGTACAAGCACAAGAGCCGCCTGTTCCGTCCGAAGACTCGCTCAGTGGTCCGTAAGAACGAGGCGGCCGGGGCCATCGCGTACTTCTCCAACCCGGACGTGGTGAGCATCGAGGCCGAGAACGGGGAAGACCCGAACCAGCAGGCATCCGCAGAGATGATGCTGCACCTGATGAACTACCGGCTTGAGAAAACAATCCCGTGGTTCCAGATCGTCATTGGCGGGCTGCAAACCGCTCAGGTCATCGGCGTGGTCTGCTCCTATCAGTATTGGCACTACAAGGAGCGCGTTGACGTTTCCTATGAGCCGCTGACGGACGACATGGGGCAACCCCTGATCGGCCCGGACGGACCTCTGTATCAGCCGGTGGAGTCGGTGAAGGTGCTGAAGGACGAGCCCTGCGTTCAGCTTCTGCCGCCGGAGAACTACCGCTTTGATCCTGGTGCGGACTGGCTGGATGTGGTCGGCACCTCGCCCTACTTCATCCGCATGGTCCCCATGTACGTCTCCGATGTGAAGGAGATGATGAAGGAGGACAACCGCAAGACGGGGCAGCAGAAGTGGCAGGAGTACTCAGACGCCGAGATTCGGATGGCGATGTCCGACTACGACACCACCCGCCAGGCGCGCGAGAACAAGCGGGAAGATCCGCTGAGCGAGCGAGACAAGCCGCTGACTGAGTTTGAAATCGTCTGGTGCCATGAGAACTTCGTGCGCATCGACGGGGAAGACGTCGTTTACTGGACGCTCGGCACGAACCAAATGCTGACCGAGCCGGCCCCGCTGGAACAGGTGTACTTCACCGGAGAGCGGCCGTTCGTCATCGGGACCTGTGTCATCGAGGCGAACAAGGCTGTGCCTGACTCGCTGGTGCAGATGGGGGCCAGCCTGCAGCGGGAGACGAACGATACCGTCAACCAGCGCCGGGACAACGTGTCCTTGGTGCTGAACAAGCGGTATGTGGTGGCCCGTGGGCGGGATGTGGACGTGCAGTCCCTCCTGAGGAACGCGGCCGGTTCCGTGACCATGGCGACGAGCGTTGATGACGTTCGGGAGATGGAGTGGAACGACGTAACGGCATCCAGCTACCAAGAGCAGGACCGCCTGAACGTTGACTTTGACGAGCTGACAGGCAACTTCTCGTCGTCGTCGGTGATGACGAACCGAAAGCTCAATGAGACTGTGGGCGGCATGCAGATGCTAGGTGGTTCTGCGAACCAACTGACCGAGTACCTGTTGCTCACGCTGACCAAAACGTGGGTCTGCCCCGTCCTGCGCCAGTTGGTCAAGCTGGAACAGCAGTACGAGACGGACGCGGTGATCCTTGCGCTCGCCGGACAGCGGGCTCAGCTGCTCCAGAAGTACGGAATCGACCAGATCACGGACGAGCTACTGAACCAGGAGCTTACCGTCAAGGTGAACGTCGGCACCGGGGCCACTGACCCGCAGATGAAGCAACAGCGCTTCTCGATGGCGATGCAGACCTACTCGGGTGTCATGAGCACGGTTCCCGACGCTGACCCTGATGCAGTGCGCAAAGAGGTGTTCGGCCTGGCTGGCTACCAAGACGGCGGCCGGTTCTTCAAGAAAGATCAGGACCCGAAGGACGCACAACTTCAGCAGGCGCAGCAGATCATGCAGCAGATGCAAGCCGAGATTGAGCGCCTGACGAAAGAGAAGGGCGCACAGGCGGTGCAGCAACTGGCCGACGCTGACCTCAAGCAGGCGCAGACGGCCAAGACGCTGACCGAGGCTTTCCTGATGCCGTCTCAAGCCCTGATGCAGCAAGCAACGGAGCCTCAGAATGGAGCATGACCTGATGATGGCCGAAGCCGTCCTAGGCCGAGACGCTGAGGACTTCCTGCGCTCCGAGCTTGGCACCTTCATTCTGGGGCGCTGTGACGTGGAAATCAGCGAGGCTCAGTACAAGCTGGCTCGCGTTTCGTCGTGGCGTCGGCGCAGGATTCAGGAGTTGCAAAACGAAATCTGGCGAGCCGAGACGCTGAAAGGCTGGTTCGCTGAGTTGATCCAGAACGGACGGGCCGCAGAAGCCGCACTGGACGAGCGGGATCGGGACTAGGGCTGAACGCCCCCAGCCACTGAGGCCACCTTCGGGTGGCTTTTCCTTTTGGGGCAACGGAAATCGGAATGATCCAAGACAACGCTACCCAGACGGGCGCGGAGAGTCTTCAGCCTGCGCACGCCGGCCGGAACGCTGCTCTCGCCCAGATCGCGAGCCAGGTGAACGCCGGCTATCAGGAGGACTTGGCGCCCTTCGATGAGGCGTCCGGGCAGATCCTGCCCAAGCAAGCGGAGCAGCAGCCAGCACAGGACACGCAGCCCGCCGCCGAAGCTGGTGAGCAGGAGCAGGAAGAGCAGGGGCAGCAGCCCCAACAGAGCACTGCGCAACCTGAAGAAGACCTCGAAACCATCGTCGTTGATGGGCAGCAGGTTCAGGTGAAGCGCTCCCAATTGTTCGACGCTGGGAAGCGGACCCTCCAGAAGGAGGCAACCGCAGACAAGCGTCTGCAAGAGGCCACGGAGATGCTGCGGCAGGCGCAAGCCTACGCACAGTCTCTGCGGCAACAGCACCAGCCATCCCCGGACGCGGGTGCTTTCTCCCAGTCTCCATCCGAGCAGGACGAGACGAATCGAAGCGGCGCACGCCAAGCCACCCAGGAGGACATCCGGGCGCTTGTCAGGAGTGAGCAGTGGCTCGCCAACGCCGAAACCGCTGCACAACGTTTCAGGTCGGAATTCAAGGACATCGCGGAGGACCCGCTTCTGATGCGCCTTGCAGGACAGCTCGAAGACGAACGCCTTGCCCAAGCGGCTGCCTCCGGAGCACCTCTCGGTGATCCGTGGGAAGCCTACCGCAAGCATGGCGAGACGATCCGAGAGAGGTTCGGCAAGCCCCAGACGGTGCAACCCGCAGTCTCCGAAGACCGCCAGGAGCGCAAGCGCAGCACGACGACTGTTGTAGGGGCGGGAGCCCGGATGCAGGCGTCAAACCCCAAGCAACCGCTGACCACAAGCGAAATCATCGAGCAGCAACGCCTTGCTCGTCGCCAGGGTCGGCAACACCAACTTGCACGCTAAGGAGAAAGACAGATGTCTTCGCAACTCTGGGCCGTGAACACGTTGGGCGGGTACTTCTATTCGTTGAACCTGTCCGACGAGCTTCGCCAAGCCGTCCAACCCATGACCAAGTTTCGCCAGTTCTGCGACGTGAAAGACGCGTCCCAGCAAGGCAAGGGGAAGGGTGAAACCTTCACTTGGGACGTGGTGTCCAACGTCGCCACGCGCGGCGCGTCTCTGACCGAGACGAACACGATGCCGGAAACCAACTTCACCATCACGCAGGGCACCCTGACGATTGGTGAATGGGGCAACTCGGTGCCGTACTCGGGCAAGCTGGAGGCGCTGTCGAAGTTCAGCGTCAAGGACCCGATCATGAAGGCGCTGCGCAACGACGCGAGCAAGGTGATGGACGCGGCTGCCCACCAGCAGTTCAACCGCACCCTCTTGCGCGTTGTCGGCACCTCTTCGACCACGATCACCCTGACGACCAACGGCACTGCCGGCGGCACGAACTCGCAAGCGTTCAACACCACGCACCACAAGAAGATCATCGACACGATGAAGGAGCGCAACATCCCCGCTTACACGGGTGATGACTACTACGCCCTCGCGTGGCCGACGACCTACCGTGGCATCAAGGATCAGCTCGAAACCCTGCACCAGTACACGGACAAGGGTCTGACCATGATCATGAACGGCGAGATTGGCCGTTACGAGAACTGCCGTTTCGTTGAGCAGACGAACATCCCGAAGGGTGGCGCGGCCGACTCGACCACGTTCAACGCGTTCACCAACACGGCGGATGCTTGGAACGGTGGGTTCTCGGACTGGATCTTCTTCTTCGGGGAAGACACGGTGGCCGAGGGTATTACGGTGCCGGAGGAAATCCGCGCCAAGATCCCGACCGACTACGGGCGCTCCAAGGGTGTCGCCTGGTACTCGCTGAACGGCTTCGGCCTGGTCCACGCCGCAGACGCCGAGCAGGCGCGAGTGGTCAAGTGGGATTCGGCGGTCTAAAGCACTGAAACGGGCTCCTTCGGGGGCCCTTTCCAATTCAAGGAGCAAAAAATGCCCAGTTCCAAGCAACTGCAGTACGACCATCCGGCGTACCAAACCCCCATCGTCACCAATGGCGTTACGGCGGCTGGTGCGCAAGGCGCGACTTCCAAGTTCGCCGCCTTCACCGCCATGCAAATTCGCGGCGCTGTGACCCGCGCCACCACGGCGGGAACGTCGGCTACCACGCCGAACATCGTGACCGTCTCTGGCACGACGACCACGACCACGGCCCTGACTGCGGTCACGTCGGCTTCGACCGCTGGTTTCGCTACCACGCTGGCCACTGCGCTCTCGCTCAACCAGGGCGACCTGTATTGGGCGCAGAACGGCACGGACGCAACGATCGTTCAGTCGGTCGCAATCGAGACCTACCCGACGCCGGGCGCTGCCCTGCTCTGCCCGTAAGAAGGAGGGGGAACGCATGGTTTGGCGCGCTGAAGATCCGTGCGGCAACGAGTCCGGGAAAATCCTGTGGGAGCTAGTCCCCTACACCCGTGGCCGAGGCTTGGATTTGGGGTGTGGGCCGAGCAAAGCGTTCCCCCATTTCATAGGGGTAGACGACTGCACCGACACGCAGCTTTTCGGGGTTCAGATGAAGCCCGATGTCGTGTGCAACGTGGAAAAGCTGGACGTTTTCGGCTCCGCGAGCATGGATTTCGTGTTCAGCTCGCACTGTCTGGAGCACATCGAGGACTACAAGAAAGCCCTCAAGGAGTGGTGGCGAGTGGTGAAGCCGGGCGGACACCTGTGTCTGTACCTGCCGCACAAGGACTTCTACCCGAACATCGGGACGGAAGGCTCCAATCCTGACCACAAACACGACTTCATGCCCGGTGACATCGTTGACGCGATGCGCGAGGTGGGAGGCTGGGACCTGCTGCGGGATGAAAGCCGCAATCAGGACCGCGAATACTCGTTCTTTCAGGTCTACAAGAAGCGCACGGACGGCAAGCACCTGTACTCCCACAGCAAGGAGAAGCCGGCCAAGACGGCGGCGGTGGTTCGTTACGGGGCGTTCGGGGACCTGATCCAGGCGTCGTCCATCCTGCCGGGCCTGAAAGATCAAGGGTTTCACGTCACCTTCTACACGACCCCCAAGGGGCTGGAGGTGGTGAAGAACGACCCGAACATCGACGCGTTCTACATCCAGGACACCGATCAAGTCCCGAACGGGGACCCGCTGACGGCCTTCTGGGCGAATGAGAGCAGGAAGTACGACCGCTGGATCAACCTGTCGGAGAGCGTCGAAGGGACGCTGCTGACGATTCCGGGGCGGGCGAATGACAAATGGCCCATGGAAGTGCGGCGCAAGTACATGGGGGTGAACTATTTCGAGTTCACCCATGACCTGGCAGGCGTTCCGATGCCCCCTCGGCCGAAGTTCTACCCGACCGAGGAAGAGAAGGCTTGGGCCAAGAAAGAACGGGCATCTTGGGGCGGCGACTTCGCCTTGATGTTCACCCTCGCAGGGTCTGCGGTGCATAAGGTGTGGCCGCACATGGACGGATTCATGGCACGCCTGCTGCTGAAGCGGCCCGGTGCGCGAATCGTCCTGATGGGTGACGAGCTGAGTTCCATCCTGCAACAGGGCTGGGAGAACGAATCCCGCGTTCTGAGGAAGTGCGGCAAGTACACGATCCGTCAGACCCTCTCGCTGCTGTCCGAAGTGGACATGGTTGTGGGCCCTGAGACGGGCGTCCTGAACGCTGCGGCGCACATGAAGGTGCCAAAGATCGTGATGCTGTCGCACTCCAGCGCCGAGAACCTGACCAAGCACTGGGAGAACACCCGGGCGCTGGTCCCCAAGACCGCCTGCCACCCCTGCCACCAGTTGCACTACAGCTTTGAGCGCTGCAACCGGGACGAAGTGACCGGAACGGCCAAGTGCCAGGCCGACATCACGATTGACGACGCGTGGCAAGCCTTTAAGGAACTGACGTGAGCACCAGCGGGACGGTCACTTACTCGGTCAACGAGTCAGAAATCATCAGGGATGCTCTCACTGAGATTGGCTACCTAGATCACACCGAAACGCCGAGTGCCGACGACTTGGTTGTTGCGCGCCGGAAGCTCAACCTGCTCGTCAAGCAATGGACCTCGCAGCTTGATTTTGCCCCGGGCCTGAAGATGTGGACCCGCAGGACCGCATACCTGTTCCTGCAAAACGGACAAGTGCAGTACTCCATCGGGCCCTCCGGGGATCACGCAACGGAGAGCTATGTCCACACCACGCTGACTGCCGATGCCGCGCAGGGCGCTGGGACGGTCGTTGTAGCCAGCGCGACGGGGATTGCGAACACCTACAACATTGGCGTAGTCCTCAACTCCGGTGCGATCCAGTGGACTACTGTCAACGGCGCTCCGGCTGGATCGACTGTCACGCTGGCTGCAACCTTAACCGGGCCAGCCTCCAGCGGGAACACTGTTTTTTGCTACCAGAGCAAGCCGCGCCGCCCATTCGAGATTCTGTCCGGTGTTCTGCGAGACACGGACGGCAACGACACGCCGATTGACGTGAACATGAGCCTCGCGGAGTACGAGGTCATCTACTCCAAGACTTCTGATGGCGTTCCCTCAAGGCTGTATTTCGAGGCGCAGAGGACCAATGCAGTTGTTTACATCGACTGCGCCCCAGAGGATGTGACGAACGTCCTGAGGCTCCCATACAACTCTTATGTGGAGGACTTTTCGGCTCAGGTTGACGACGCGGACTTTCCCGCAGAGTGGGCGCGCCCTCTGTGCCTCCAGTTGGCAAGCGACTGTTGCCGCCCGTTCGGCAAGTCTGTTCCACCTGATCTGAGGGAAGACCTAGCCGAGGCTCTAGCGATGGCCCGCAAGGCGTACCCGCAAAACGTGGTCGCTGAGTATCAGAGCTGCCCGGACGAGTACTGAGATGCGCATCCCCTTCGTAGGCGGCTCCTACCGGGCCCGCTCAGTCAACGCTGATGCTCAGAGGAGCGTCAACGTCTACCTCGAACTGGACGCAACGAGCGAGCGCGCTCCTGTCGCCCTGTACGGCCGGCCCGGCATGGTGCTTGAGGCGACCATTGGCGCTGGTCCGCATCGCGGGTCAAAGGAGATGGGCAGTTTCCTGTACGTCGTCAGCGGCAATGCCGTTTACCGTGTTGCCCAAGACTTCACCGCCTCCCTTCTCGGGACGATTTCCTCTAGCTCTGGCCCCGTCGGGATGGCGCACAACGGCGCTGAAGTGATGATCGTGGACGGTGTTGGCGGCTGGCTTGCCACATCATCGGCTCTGACTCAGATCACCGACCCGGACTTCCCCAGCGGGGTGACTCAGGTTACGTGCGTCGATGGCTTTTTCCTCGTTGCCGGAGACGGATCGGATCAGGTCTATTGCAACGAAGTCCCGAGGGACGGCGCGACGTGGGTAGGGACGGATTTCGCCTCTGCCGAAGGCGCCCCGGACAACACGATTGCCCTGGTAAGCAACCATCGGGAAATCTGGCCTTTCGGCTCTCAGTCTTCGGAAGTGTGGAGCAACACCGGAAACCCGGACTTTCCCTTCGAGCGGATCTCCAACGTGTTCCTTGAAAAGGGGATCGTTGCTCCGTTCTCGCTCACGAAGATGGATTCAACGATCTACTGGCTTGGGCGGGACGAGACAGGCTCGGGCATCGTCTTTCGCGCCGATGGCTACACGCCCATCCGCATCTCGGATCATGCGGTGGAGAAGGCGATTGCGGGCTACGAGCAGGCCGATGCGATTGCGTTCTGCTTCCAGATGGAGGGGCACAGCTTCTACGTGCTGACCTTCCCGACGAGTGATGCGACGTGGGTCTACGACATCTCCACCCAACGCTGGTTTGAGTGGGCCTGGCGCCATCCGCAGCAGAACACGCTTCACCGCTGGCGGGCGAACTCATATTCCTACTTCAACGGTCAGCACATCGTCGGGGATTGGGAGAACGGCAAGCTCTACTCCCTCGACCTCGACACCTACACCGACAACGGCGACCCGATGCTATGCCTGCGGACCTGCCAGACGCAGAACGCCGAGGGTCGGAGGATGTTCTTCCGCTCCATGCAGGTGGACATGGAAACTGGCGTGGGCGGGCTGTCCGGTGGTCAGCTGATGCTGCGCTACTCCAACGACGGCGGGCATACGTGGTCTAACCCGAAGTTGAAAAGCGTAGGCGGCTCAGGTGAGTACGCGGCCAGGGTGAAGTTCGGACCGACCGGGATGGCGACGAATCGGGTGTGGGAAATCTCGCGCACCGACAACTACAAGTTCGGGGTGTTCGGAGCCTTCGCTGACGTGGACATCGGGACATGAGCAACCTCGGCTTCATCAAATCAGACGTTGCGATTGGCGTAACAGCCAAGGGCGTGCGCGTTTTCTGCACTCCTGAGTTTCAGCGGGCGCTGGGCATCGTGACGATTCGCATCGGCGGGGCGACCGGCGGATCGGTGAGCGATTTCGAGGTGCTTCCGCCCGCTGTCGCTCTCCCCGCAGAGGACCAGATCCTTCCTCCGGTGGTTGTCGAGACCTTCGAGGACCAGCTCTCACCGACTGTTCAGCCCTCCATCTCGCAATCGGCGCAGCAGGACCACGCACTGACGGAACTAGCCGGGCTGCGTGAGCGTGTTGCGGTGCTCGAGCGCGCCATCCAAGACATTCAGCAAGGGACCAACCTATGACCGTGACCGCACGCTGCCTCCTCGAATCCAAGCACGCGGAGAACGCTCAAACTTCCCAATACACCGCGTCCGGGGTGAAGACCATCGTTGACAAGTTCACCGGGTACAACGGCACGGCCGGCGCTGTGACTCTTACGGTCAACATCGTTGCCTCCGGTGGTGCGGCTGGCGCGTCAAACGTCAAGGTCGCCAAGAGCCTGGCTGCGGGAGAGACGTACACCTTTCCTGAGTTGGTGGGGCACATCCTGAACACGGGCGACTTCATCAGCACGCTGGCCAGTGCAGCGACCTCCATCGTCATCCGCGCCTCTGGCCGCGAGATCACCTAAGCCATGCCGCACTCGGACGAGGCGCTGGGTATTGCCGTAAAGGGGCTTACTACCCCTGTTGGCGGCGGGTCGGGGGATGTGGTCGGCCCAGCTTCCGCCGTTGCCGACAACGTGGCGACATTCAACGGAACGACTGGCAAGCTGATTAAGGACTCCGGCAAGGCGATGACAGCTACCGGTGTTGGGCTTGGTAGCGTCACGAACGATGCTCAGACCAAGGCGGCCATTGTCCCGAACACGGCTCCTAGCGCTGGTCAGGTGCTGGCCGGGAACGCAGGCGGGACGGCGTATGCGCCTGTGAGCCTTTCTGGTGACGTGACGATCACTAGCGCAGGCGTTGCGACGATTGCGAACACGACGAAGATTCTTGCGAACGTCACTCTCGGGTCGGCCGGGACATCTCTCGCATCTGGCGCCATCTCAGCGCGCCAATTCCTCGAGATCCACATCTACATCGAGGGCTACGCCGGAAGCGATACCGCGTCGCTGCAATTCAACGGTGCTGGCGGGACGGCGTACCGCTACCACTGGACGCACATCGCATCGGGAGCCACGTCCCTGACGGCGGGGCTGCGGGCGACCTCTACCGACCGCATCAAGGTGGCGTCGGTGAACACGACAAGCTCTCGCCGGATCGTGGCGTACATCAGCAACGACTCGAGCGTGACTGAAAAGCTGGTGCAGTTCGCCTCCCTTACTGGAACCGGATCGGCTGGAACGCACGCAACGACGGACATGGGCAACGGTGCATGGGTCAGCGGAGCCGCGACGCAGATCACCTCCGTGTCTCTCGTCTCCACCAGCAACATGCTTGCAGGCACGCAGATGACTATCTTTGGCTGGAACTAAGACTATGGCAATCAATCCCTTCGATGGCTTCCAAGTCGGTCGCCAGATGACTCCGGCGCAAATGCAGTTCCTGCGAAATTGGGGGGCTCAACAAGGGGCTGAGTCGATGTGGTCTGGTGGGGAGGGTGCTAACTCCGCTCCCACCTTCTCCGGTTCCTACAAGGACCCCACAACTGGCCTGTGGTTCACCCCTGAGAGTGGGACGGGCGGATATTCTGTGTACGACGGGTCGGGGCCGAATCAGGACGACAAGTCTCGACTGAACGGCCGGATTGCCTATTCCTACGACAGCGACGGAAACTTCGGCAAGTCTGGAACGATTCAGGGTCTGACGAAGACGAGCGAGTTTGGTCCTCTGATGCAGGCCGGGGCGATCCTCGCGGCCCCGTTCGCTGTGGGCGGGCTTCAGGCTGCGGGCTTGATGGGCGGCGTGAATCCGGTCCTTGCGGCTGAAGCCGCAGCGGGCGCTGGTGCAGGGATGGGCGCGGCTGGTGCTGCTGGTACTGGCGTGACGGTCGGCGGGGCAATGAGTACGGGTATGCCGGTGGGGACCGAACTCGGCGCATTGGGCTCAGGCGGGACCGCTGCGATGGGGGCGGGCGCAGCTGGTTCCGGTGGAGCTGCGAGTGCTGGCGGGACCATGAGCGGAGCGGGGGGTGCAATGTCGGGATTCAACTGGAGCGACCTGATCGGTCCGGCAACGCAACTCCTCGGAGGTGCGCTCGGCTCTGATGCGGCCAAGGACGCGGCGAACGCGCAACTTCAGTCCACCCGAGAGGCGGCGGCGCTGAACGAGCCTTTCCGCCAAGGCGGCATGGCCGGCATGAACCGGCTGCTCGACATGCTGGGGCTGAGCAAGAACACCGGGGCTGAGGGCTACGGCTCTCTGATGAAAGACCCGACGCTTGCGGACTTCCAAGCCGACCCGGGCTACCAGTTCCGCCTGTCCGAAGGTCAGAAGGCGCTGGAGCGCAGTGCTGCGGCTCGAGGTGGCCTGTACTCCGGCCGCGCGATGAAGGACGCCACGCGGTTTGGGCAAGACCTCGGCTCGCAGGAGTACGGCAACTACTTCAACCGCTTCCAAGCGCTTCGGCAAAACAAGTTGAACCCACTCCAGAGCCTGATGGGCGCAGGGCAGACCTCGGCCAACACCATTGGCGACCTGACCACGCAGGGCGGGAACGCTCGGGCGGCCGGAATGGTTGGCTCCGCGAACGCATGGACGAATGCGCTGAGCGGCGGCATGAGCATGTACCAGAACCAGCAGCAGCAGAACCAAAACAACGTGTTCCAAAACGCGCTCATGAAGCGCTGGGGGGCGTGAGATGGCGATTGACCCGAGGATCGCGCTAGGGGTTCAGCCCCTGCAAATCCAGCAGCAGGACCCGAACCAGGGCCTTAACGCTCTGGCTCGCATGATGCAGATCAGCGGCAGCATGGACGAGGCGAAAGTCAACGCGCTGAAGTTGCAGGAGGCGCAGCATGGTATTGCCCGCCGCAACAAGCTGGACTCCATCGTTGGGGTGGACTACGCCAAGCCCGAGGACCGGGAAACGGCTCTGATCAAAAGCGGCTTCATCGAGGAGGCCGACAAGCTCGGGAAGACCCGCAGGGAAGCGGCCAAGGCCGATCTGGAGATGGGGCTGAAGAAGGCGGAACACGCCGGCTCCCTGTTCATGCTCGCAAAGGACCCGCAGACCTACGGAGTTGTCCGTTCGCTGGTGAAGCAGCAACTCGGGCAAGACATGCCGGAGCAGTACGACCCGATGTTCGTTCAAGGGCAGATCGCGATGGGTCAGACCCTCACGCAGCGGATGCAAGCCGAACACCAGCGCCTGACGCTGGCAGAGACGGGGCGGCACAACCTCAGCTCCGAGGGAATTCAGATTCGCGGCCAGAACATGACGGATGCGCGCTCGAGGGAGTCCAACGCCCAAGGTCGGGTGCCTTCTGGCTACCGTCAAAAGGCAGACGGAACGCTGGAGTTCATCCCCGGAGGCCCGGCCGATCCGAACGCCGCAAAGAAGGCTGCGCCCACCGAATTCCAAGGCAAGGCGGCGATGTTTGGAAATCGCGCCCAAGAGGCCGACCGGATCATCGCGGAGATGGAGGGCAAGTAC